AATTAGTTATGCTAATTTTGAAAATTCAAGTGCATTAAATACATTAGCATTTAATATGAAGATATCTGGAGCATTGTTTTCTGCATTTTATTCAGAAGATTATACTATCAATTCATATAATATACAAATTAAAGTTAATTAAGGATAACCATGAAAATTTCAATAACAAATAGAAGCCCTGTTGATATAGTAGTTGATATAAATGGGAAGAACAAGCCAGAAGATAAAGTGATCTTACATCCTAAAGTCAATACTGTGCTTGTTATTGCTGACACTGAGTACTCTAGAATAAAGAGTATTGCTGGTGTAATAGTTAATTCAAAGAATTAAGGAAACTAAATTATGACTGGTAGCGCTAAAGTAATTATAAAACAACAAGACAGGTCAGCTATTGTACCATCATTAAGTGGTATTGATATAGGAACTGTTATTAACTCCAAATGGGGTCCAATTACTCCTTTTTTAACTACTACTCCATCAGCATTATCTGATTTTTATTATAAGCCTGATAATAAAAAGGGTTCATCTTGGAATGGTGCGGAACTTCTCTTAGCTAGCAGCAATAAAGTATGGATTACTAGAGCTATTCATGCAGATGCTAAATACTCAGCATCATTAGTAAGATTTAAAACTGATGCAGTTGATTTTAATTCATATCCAGTACCTGGAGCTCTTCCAGACGTTGTAGTTAAAGGTTTAACTAATGGTATTGGTCTAGATGAGTTAGATTCATACTCATTCCCATTATATTCTACTACTAGAGTATACGAAGATACCACAGCTACTATTTCTTATACTGTAGCTGATAGTTTAACTGTTGAGTTTTCTTCACTTACATCAGGTTCTGGTCATTTAATCACTGCTGGTGATGAAATTTCATTTGGTCTTACTGCAGATAATAATTCACCATTTTACACTGTGGTATCTGCTGCAGTTGTTGCTACTCCAGAGCACATTTTATCTTTAGATACAAATGTTACAGGATTAACTGGTACTGAAGTTAAGTACATGGTAGTTGCAACTCCTACTAGTTATAATCCTCCTATTTACTTAATACATGATGTATCTACTTCTAATGAAATTGTAGTAGATTCACATGATGTTATTGTAAATGGTGATAACATTACATTAGATAATGGAACTACTACTGCCGTAGTTAATACTAAATCTTTAGTTAATAGAGATGCTAATGTAGTTACTTTTTCATCTCCAATTACTCAGACTGCTGGTGATAAAGTACAATGGATGGTTTCATCTGAATTTGAATATAGGGATGCGTTTTTAGCTGTAGCTAAATACCCTGGAGATTTAGGAAATAAAATCAAAGTTGGTACTAGAGCTTCTACTAATTATAGTAATGCTTTCTGGTTAGATATATACTTTGAAGGCTCATTAGAAGAATCATTTGAAGTTACTAGAGAAAACTTCTTAGATGGTTTTGGTGAGCAGATGCAGATTGAAACTAAAGTTAATGGTGTATCTAAGTATATTGTAATATTAGATAACTCTACTGATGATTCTAAGTCTCTTCCTAAATCAACAACAACAGGTGTATGGCGTAGATCAAGTACTGATTTATTTCCAGTAACTAATATTACCACAACTGAAGATGTTGTTTCTGGTGATGTATTAATAACTTTATCTAATAGTTCTGTTTTTTCTATTAATGATAGAATTAAATTTTCAGCTTCAGGGTCTGAATATAAAGTACTTAGTAAGAATGATGGAATTAACACAATAACATTAGATAGAAAAGTGCTTGAAAGTAGTATTCCATTAGGATCATCTGTATATAAATTTGATTCTACCTTAAATGGAACTAATGCTACATTTACGGAAATTGGGTCATTAGTTGGTTTAGTTAATCATGGATTAGTTAATGGGTCAGTTGTATCATTTAGTACTATAACAGGTACAACTGGTATAGAAATTAATACTGATTATTATGTAGTAAATGCAACTACTGATTCATTTCAAGTTTCAGCAACTATTGGAGGTGTTTCATTAACTCTAACAGGAAATGGTACAGGTATTTTTACTACTAATATAAATGGAGTAGTAAACGGAACTCAATACTATAAGTTTAGCAGTATTACTAAACTTACTAACTATTCAATTAACGATCAATATATTATATCTGGAATATCAGGTGTAGTACTAGATGCTGGTACTAATAATTTAATTGAAGGTTTTGATGGTTCAAATATAACTGTATATGATGTTATTACTGCATTTAACAAAATGAGTAATAAGGAAAAGTATCGTATTTCTATATTCTGTGATAATGGTTTTGCATATCCTGAAGTTGCAATAGCAATTGATGAGATAAATAAAGGAACAAATTTATCTCATGGATATCTTTCTACTCCATATTCTACAGAAAAACAAGCTGATCCAGTAACATCAGTTATTGCATATAGAAATTCAACAAACTTAAATACTGAGTATTGTTCTTTATTTACAGGTTGGATTGAAGTAACAGACGTATACAATCAAACTAAAGTTTGGGTATCTCCATCTGTATTTGGTGTTAATACTCAATCATTTGTTACTAGAAACTACTATATATTTACTCCAGCAGCAGGTTGGGTATATGGTAGATTAAATGGTCTTGATATTACTGTTAAATATACAGAAGGTCAAAGAGATGCTCTAATAGACGCTAATATTAACCCACTAAGATACAGAGAAGGTTGGGGATTAGCAGTATGGGGTAATGAAACTCTTTATGTTAAACCTTCACCATTGCAGTTAAGATCAGTTGCTATGTTACTTATTATTCTTAAGTATGGTTTGGAGAATTATTTAGAGTTTAAACTATTCTCCATGAATAGAGAACCAACTTGGACTGAAATTGAAAATGTTATCTCAATTTTCATTAGAGATGAACTCTTTATTCCAGGAGGCCTATATGGTTATCAAGTAGCAGTTAAAGATATTATTACTGATACTGATATTAATAATCGTAGAGTTCCAGTATTTGTTGGTATTCAACCTACAATGGATATTAAAGAGATACCTGTTACTCTTGGTATCTTTAATAAATCTGTTGCAATATCTTATTAAGGAATAAATTATGGCAATGAAATCTTTATCTGAGTTACGTTCCTTATATAAGGAACCTCAATTGATGCATAAATGGTCAATTGAGGTTCCAACATGGCCAGCTGCTATATCACCATCAAATCCTGATGTGTTGTTTATGGTTACATCATCAAGCTTACCTACTCCAGAACGTGAAGATGTGGCAATTGAATTAGGTGGTTTTAAATTCAATTATAATGGTAAAGAAAGTAGAAATGGTAGCATTGATTGGACGTTCTTTGAGAACACTGATAGTGATATTATGGATTACTTCTTTATTAAGTATGCTAACATGAGACAAAATTTTAATTCTATGTCTGATGTTACTTTAGAGTCTAAAGATACTAAAGAACTAATAGCTCCAATTGTTAATATGAATCTATTAGCAGCAGACGGAAAAACATTAACTAAACAAGTTCAATTAATAAATGTTTTATTTGAACCAACTAGTTTTGGTGGTGAATTAGGTCAAGCTGCAGATGCTCAAAAACCAACTGTTAAAGTAACTTTTGATAGTTACATTTTATTGAAAATGTAGTGTTAGTAATCAGGGAGACTTTCCCTGATTACTAAATAATATATCTCAGGATTAGGATGAATAATTTATTAGAAATTAGAAGAGCATTCACCCCATACACTCCATTTAGATGGGATATATCATTTAGTAATACCTCCTTAGATATTATTGTAGGAAAATTCCCTGCAAAGACAGTAACATGGAAAGATATTGAAGCAGTAACAGCTGAAGCTGGCATAGCTCCAGGAGTTAGTATTTCTTTCAATGTTATCGCATCAAATCCAAC